TGAGGGGGCCGGGAAATAGGGTCAGCCGATGCGGCGGAACTTGTGTTCGGCGGCGGCCTTGCGCTCAGCGATGCGAGCCTCGGCTTTCAGCCGGTTGTGTTCGGCCCGCTCGGCCTTGGTCATCTCGCGCTTGGCGTCCAGCGCCCGCAGCGCGATCGACGTGTCGCCATAGGCAGGCTCGGAAACTACTGACACCTCGCGCAGCGCGACCGCGTGGATCGTCCGCATGGGCGGGTCTTGGGTCTCGTCCCATTCGTCATGCGTGACCACGAAACCAAAGCTCATGCCGTCGATGTCGCCGCGCTCCAGCAGGGCGCGCACGTCGCGGCCGTCCGAGGTATCCGGCAGGTCAATCTCGACGGCCAGGCCCTTGGCATCCTCTTTCAGACGCAGCGTCCCAGCCTTGGACCGGCCCAGAACCCGGCCCCGGTCGTGGTCGAAATACGCCCGCACATCCGCCGTCTTCAGCGTCTCGGTGAAGGCACCAGGCGCAATGACCTCGCGGAACGAACCGCCGATGTCAGCCTCGCCACCGAAAACCGCGGCATAGCCGGCGATGGTGTCGGACCGTTGCTCGACTGGAAGGCTGACCGAACGGGTCTCGGCCTCACGCACTTGGGTCACTGGACCCTCCATTAACGGCGGGCGGGGTCGCTCCGGCCTGCTGGCTGCCGAGGCGAACGGTCGCCCCTTGAACATAGAGGTCATCGCCGTTTGCCAGCGGCGGACGGTTGTCCAGCGCGCGCGCCTCGTTCGGCGTCAGGATGGCCGTCTGAATGCCTTGCGCCATGCCCGTCATCCGGGTCGCGAAGTCTCCGCGCATCATGGCGTCGAGCGAATGCTCGACATAGCGTCGGTTATTGGCAGCGCCGAACAGCTTGAGGTTCAGCTCCTCTTCGAGCGCCTTGGCCCACTGGGCGATCAGGTGCTTCACAAGGTGAAGATCCTGCTGCTCCGTGTTGGAGAAGGTCCCGTGCGTCAGGTCCTGGAGGAACACCGGCGGCAGGTTGAACAGCCGCGCGATCTCCTCGATCTGGAGCCGGCGCGCCTCGGTCATCTGACCCTTGGCTGGATCGAAGCCGACCGGTTTCAGTTCATAGCCGGCAGGAATGGGAAAGATCGCTTCGCCGCCGCCCTTGGCCGCGTCGATGGATCGTTTGATGTCAGCCTGGGCCCGCTTGACGGCCTCAGCCCCGGCCGGCATCGGGCCGGTCAGCGCCAAAGGCGGAACGCCGCCGCCGGCAAAGAAGCCTGACGCATAGTCGCCCATGGCAATGGCCAGGCCGATGGCCTTCGCGCCCATCACGAGCGGCGAGTGCGCCGCCAGCTGGTCGGACTTGAGCATGAACGGCACGTCGATCACGTCGGCGGCCGGGTATTCCTTGCCCTCGAAGGTGTAGACCTTCCGGCCGGCCACGCGCTTGACCGTCGCGCGGGTCGAGTCGATTGGCCAGATGGCATCGACGTTGGGACCGACACGCTCAATCCAGGCCAGCCCGCGACCGCCCGTGAAGACCTGCTGCCAGAAATACTGGCGGAACCCGAACGAGGTCCACTCGGTGTTCGGGGCCTCGTTCAGAACGCGCTGCAGCTTGCCGCCCGCGCGCACCGAACCGGCATCGCCCGCGTCCCGGTAAGCATGCAGCGGCAGGTTGGCCAGCGACCGAGACAGGAACGAGACCGAGGCCGCCACCGCCGGCACCGTCAGGGCAGAATCCAGCGTCACGGCAGGAAGCCCGCCGGGCTGGACGTTGAAGAACTGCAGGAAGTTGGCCGCGCTCACGGGGACGCGCGGATCCTCCGGCGAGGCACGGGTTTCGGTCTTGCCGATGTCCAGGCCGAACAGCTTCATGCGGCCCCCATCAGGCTATAGGTCGGGTCGTCCCAAGGCGAAGCGATAGCTGCGGCGCCTTCATCCGAGTTCGCCAGCGCCAATGCCGTCACCAGCGCCGCGATGCCGTCGATCCGTTCGGTCGATTTGGACTTGGACGGCTTGATGTTGCCGGCGGCGTCCATCTCGATGGCGACGTTGCTGGCGCACCAGTCCAGGATTGGATGGCCGCCGTGTTCGAACATGCCGCTCAGCAGCAGCCGTTCCAGTTCCTTTGACGGCCCGGACAAGCTGAGAAAGCCCTGCCGCACCTTCTCCGTCGGCAGGCCCTCGCCGCCCAGCTGGATCATCACCTGCAGGGCATTGAACGGGTCGAAGCCGAACCGCTCGATCTGAAACATCTCGGCGTCGGCGAGGATCTGGGTCTTGACGAAGTCGTAATCGACGACATTGCCCTCGGTCGCGATCAGCGCGCCCGATCGGGCCCATTTGTCATAGGGCACGCGGTCGCGGCGAACCCGGTTCGCGATGGCCTCGCTCGGCACGAAGAACCGCGGCAGGAAGCGCCAGACCTTCACGTCATCATCAGGCGGGAAGACCAGCACAGAGGCGGTCAGGTCGGTCGTCGCGGCCAGGTCAACGCCGCCGAAGCAACGCCGGCCGCGGTTGGCCTCGGCCATATCTTCCCAGGGCACATCGCCGGTCAGCTCGCGCCACCGATCCATCGGCAGCCAGCGCACGGCCTGTTCGGTCCAGAGGTTCAGGTGGTAGCGTTTGAAATCGTTCTCATGCCGGGGCGATTCCTGCGCCCTCAGGCATTCGGCCCGCAGGTAGTCGGCCTTGACGCTGACGTCATAGTTCGGGTTCGCCGACCGCCAGGTCTCTTCCAGTGTCCAGTCCGCCGCCGGGTCGGCCGCATAGATGATGACCAGCGTCTCATCGTCCGAGACGACGCCGTCCCGCACCTTGATGCAGTATTCCCAGGTCTCCCAGCCGAAGCCGATCCGCTGACCGGCCGTGCTGATCAGGAACTCCAGCGGCTGGCGACGCGCGCCAGACGACTGGTGGACGAAGGTATAGAGGTCGCCCGAGGGCCACTCATGAATCTCGTCGCCGATCAGGCCCGACATCGACAGGCCGTGCTTGCCGCCGGCATTGCCCGACAGGGGCTTGAAGCTGGCGTTGAGCTCGGCACAGTAGATCGAAGTCTTGAACGGCTCCAACAGCGCCGACAGGTCCGGCGACAAATTGACCATGGCCCCGGCTTTGGAGAACACCAGGCGCGCCTGATCCTTGTCCTTGGCGATCGAATAGACCTGCCCGCCCTGTTCGCCGTCGCCCAGCAGCGTCAGCAGCGAGACGCCGGCCGCCAGCTCCGTCTTTCCGTTCTTGCGCGGCACCCAGCAGATGACCCGCCGATACTGCCGCGTCCCGTCGGCGCGCTTCCACCCGAACGTCGGGCGGATGATGTCGTGTTCTTGCCAGGGCTCCAGCAGGAACGGCTGACCGGCCCACTGGCCCTCGGTGAACCTCAGGTGTTTGTGAAAGAACGAGACCGCCGCATCAGCCGCGCGCTGGTCGTACCAATAGGGCCCATCCTCCCAACGACCCGCGTCGGAATTCCAGACCGCTTTCTCTCGCACGGCCGCCGGCCGCGCCGGCTGGCGCATTGTCAGTTCAGCAGCCCGAGCGGGCTGGCTGGCGCTGCCGGTTCGGCCGCAGCTGCGGCACCAGCCGCAGGCCGAGGCCCAAACAGATCGCCCGCGGGATCCGGCGTCATCGACCGCGCCGCGAAGATCCGCTGGCGCTCGGCCGGGTTCAGCCCGAACAGCGCCTCCTGCGTCTCGAGCAACCGAGCCGTCCTGTCGCCGATCAGAAAGGCGGGGTTCACCCGCTTCAGTTTCCCGTGAGTGCTTTCGCTCTCGTAGGTCTCACCCTCGTTGTCGAGGATCTCTTGCATCCGCAGCCAGCGGTCCAGGTTGCGGCAGTACCGCGCGAAGGACTCTGCATCGACCGGGGTCAGCAGCTTCAGCCTGGCGACGTTGGGGGCCAGGCGTTGCCACACCTTCAGGCCGCCCTTCTTGAGCCAGACCGGCGGCATCACGCCGCCGGCAGCATTGGCCAGCGGCTGGACCGGGTCAGCCCCGACCCGACGCTTGCCGGGGTTTCCCTTGGCGACCTTGACGGCAGCAGGGTCAGGCTTCGGTCCCCTCCGCATGCCGCTCTCCAAAAAAAAGATTCCCGAAACTCGCGGGCAAAAAAATTGTGCGCCCCCGCCGT